TACCCACATATTATGGTACTCAAAGAGCATATCAAATTATTAGTGGATCAGATGGACTTCCTTATAAAGGAAATGGGTACTCACATAGTGGGTCCTACGGTTTATTCCTCCCCGATATCTCAACAATTCTATTAAATGCCTCAGCTTTAGACGATAATTCACCTCCAGGATTATCTGGTACTGATAATGGGTGTGGGATTAACTTGTTAACTAATACAGGTTCAAATACCGCAGCTGATAATCCTTCTAAACTTTTTCTACACATTTCAGGGTCAGTTGGGGATGCTAGTGGTAGCATATTTCAATTAAATTCTCAAGAAACAATCACTTCAGACTTTATATTTGTAAGAACAAGAAACTCAGAATTTAACTATTCAGAAAATCCATCTTTTATATCGGGTTCAACTGGAGAAATTATTTATGATTATTTTATAGATAACCCTCAAACGTTCCCTACTACTGTTGGTATGTATAACGATTCAAATGAATTATTAGCTGTAGCTAAATTATCCAAACCTCTTACTAAGGATTTTACAAAAGAAGCACTTATAAGAGTTAAATTAGATTTCTAAAATGAATGGGCGCTTACAAACAATTCAATTCACAGGACATAATTATAACTCCATTTGAAGTTAATAAAGGATTTTCATTTTCTGGAGATAATTTAACAGGCTCAGATGTTGGTATTGACAGATTTATTGGTCAAAATGGTAATTTTTTATCAACCAAAACAATAACTGGGAAAATATCTGGGTCTGAGCAGTATGAAGTTTTATTGTATAATTCTGTAAAACACCTCTACTACGGAAACTATATTTCTGGTAGTAGGGGGTTTATCCAAGATGCGGTAACTGCCAGTTTTAATACTGATGGTACTATTACAGGCCCAATCCAACAAACAAACTACTATAATTACGAGCAAAACACTGTTTGGTCTAATAAGGTATTACCAACACATTCAATAGGTATTATTTCAATACCCTCTAAACTTTATGGGGATTATATCCAACCTCAATCCTTTTTATTAAAACATAATACTTCTGGTTCTATTAAAGACGATGGTGAGGGTAGATTACTTTGGGCCCCCAATGGTAGTTCAAATTACAATTATATATTAGGTAATATTGTATACCAACATGGTATCATAACAATATCTAACAAACCCGATGTTACATATGGCGAAGCATTATATAATTTAGGAATTTATCAAAATGAAACACTTATAAATTCCTTTATCTCATCTAGTGAAGTAACTTGTTCATTCTCAAGTTCATATGAATTATTTGAGACCCAATATAAATGTACTTTAACAGAAAATGAATTTAATTATTCCCTTAACCCAACAACAATTTCAGGAAGCCAAGGGAATTTGTATCCTTATCTCACAGGATCATATTTCGATCCTTATATAACAACCATAGGTCTATATAACTCGGATTACGAATTATTAGCAGTAGGTAAATTAGCAAAACCACTACCTACATCCCGAACAACGGATACAACAATTCTTATAAATATAGATAGGTAAAAAAACATATAATAAAATACGATATTAGCGATGGCAAAAATACTTAATTTTGAATCTGAAATACTTAATGGTTTAGTAATAAAACCAGAACATATAAAACAAACCGTTGATGCTTTCACAGCTGCTGATGCTTATGCTTTAAGCATCTCCGGATCTCTGGACATGGTAGATGGGGTTATATCCTCTCCGCGGTATAATATAAACCATCCAATTTTAAATCTTTATCTTTCGGGAAGTACTTCTTATTTTAATCATGTAAAAATTAATTCTACCCTTGGTAGTAATAATTTTATAGAAGGAAACCAAGGATGGATACTAGAAAATGATGGACTAGCTTCAAATACTATAAGATTTGACAGTGCAAAATTTAAATTTTATGCTGGGGGTGGTATAGGGGAAGTTATTACAATACAGGAAAATGGCAGTGTAGGTATAGGTATCCCTTCTCCTTCTACAAAACTAGATGTAAATGGGGATGGGAGGTTCGTAACCTCACTTAATATAGACCATTCTTCTCCATCGGGTTATGGTACTCTAGAATTATCTAATCACACTACTGGTTCCATAATAAGTGCAAACCCCGCTTCTAGCAATGGTTCAACCATAAACTTACAATTTAGGATTAACGATTCTGAAAAAATGCGTATTGATCATCTAGGTAATGTTGGGGTAAATACAACCTCATCCACAATTACATCAAAGTTACAAGTTGTTGGTCTTCCGGGGTATGCTGACAATGCTGCGGCCTTATCGGGGGGGTTAACTTTAGGTGCTTTTTACCATACCGCGGGGGTATTAAAAGTTGTAATATAAAAATAGCTTATGAACTGGTTATATCAAAATAAAGAAATACTTAATATATTAAATTTTCCCGAAGGAACTTACGGTTTCATATATGAGGTAACTCACACCCCAACAGATAAAAAATACCTAGGTAAAAAAGTATTATACTTTGAACGTAATGTAAAATTAGGAAAAAAAGAATTAATATTATTACAGGAGGAAAGAAAAGAAAAAGGTTTAAGAGGTAGAGTACCATCTAAAAAGAAAACCATAACCGAATCCGATTGGAAAACGTATCATGGCTCTCAAAAAGAAATTTTACAACTAGTTAAAGAAGGCAACCAGAGTGAATTCAAAAGAGAAATATTACAATTGGTAGGAGACAAAAAACAACTTACGTATTATGAATGTAAATACTTGTTTAATAAAGGAGTATTAGAGAGTAATAATAGTTACATTAACGACAACATTTTAGGAAAATTTTTTAGGAAGGATTTCTTGGATACTAAAAAATAGTTTCATATATTACCCTTCATGGTAAACCAACTATTAGTCACATTAGTAAATTCTATTTTAGGCACGGGTAAACCCACAGCAAGAAATAATTATGCTTACGATTGTCCTTTTTGTAATAAATCAAAGAAACTTGAAGCAAATTTAACTGAAAATAAAGAGGGAAAAAATCCTTGGCATTGTTGGTCCTGTGATATGAGAGGTACTACAATATATAATTTATTCAAACAAATTAAGGTAGATTCCCCTAAAATCCAAGAACTTAACTCACTTGTTAAATCATCTATAACAACACGAACCTATCACAACATAGATATATTAAAATTACCCCCAGAATACGTTAGCTTAATTAATCCCCCAACAAAAACAGATATTATGGCGAGGCATGCTTTAGCATTCTTAAAAAAACGCAATATAACGCAATCTGATATTATCAAATATAATATAGGGTATTGTTCTACAGGTAAATATAAAAATCGTATTATAATCCCAACATATGATAAAGATGGAATTTTAAACTATTTCACAGCCCGATCTTATGATAATTCTTCATATAAATATATGAACCCCGAAACATCTAGGAATATAATATCTAATGAACATTTAATTAATTGGGATATCCCTATTATATTATGTGAAGGTTTATTTGATGCTATGACTATAAAACGAAATGTAATTCCTCTTTTAGGTAAAAATATACCACAAGCCGTTATGAAAAAATTAGCTACATCAAAAGTAGATAAAATTTACATTGCCCTAGATAAAGATGCTATAAAACAATCTTTAAAATTTTGTGAAAAATTAATGGCTGAGGGGAAAGAAGTATACCTTGTAGATCTACAAGATAAAGACCCTTCAGAAATGGGGTTTAATAGTTTTATTAATTTAATCCAAAATACATATCCTTTAAATTATTCAATTTTACTTGAAAAAAAATTACAATTATGTTAAAAAAATCATATAAAAGATTATTAGAAATTTCAAAGGATTACCAACAAGTTACGATGCCGGATTCAAGGTATTATAGACGAAATGGTAATTATTACCCCTCTATAACTCATGTTTTAGGTTCTTATCCTAAAGGTAAATATTTTGAAGATTGGCTTAAAAAGGTAGGATACGCTTCTGAACATATTGTTAAAAAAGCAGCAGCCGAAGGTACACAAGTTCACGAAATGATTGAGGATTGGTTAAACGGAGAAGAAATCACATTTCTATACCCCGATGGTAACCCCAAAATGTCCGCATTGATTTGGCAAATGTTCCTTAGATTTGTAGATTTTTGGGAAACATATAACCCCGTATTAATAGAAGCTGAAGTACATTTATTTTCAGATATACTCCAAGTTGCAGGAACTTGTGATTTAGTGTGTGAATTGGAATTTGAAGGAAAAACAGAACGATGGATCATAGATTTCAAAACATCTAACCAGCTACAAACAACCTATGATTTACAGGGGGCACTTTATGCCCAATGTTATGAAGAGTGTTATGGTTTAAAAGTAGACAGAGTAGGGGTTTTATGGTTAAAATCTAAATCCCGAGGTGAAGATAAAACAGGAAAACGCCTAAAGGGTAAAAATTGGGAGATATATGAGTCACCCCGCACACAAGAAAAAAATATAGAAATATTTAGACACGTTAAGGCATTATTTGATTTAGAAAACCCTAAATTAACCCCTTACACTTCTACATTTAAAACGTCATCCCAAAGAAAAATTTAATACTTATAACATATAAACAACCTATAAAATTATGACAACAACTTATACATGGAATTGCAGAACAGTAGACGTACACCCTCTAGAAGGTGATGAAAGCAACGTAGTATATAACATCCATTGGATAGTAACAGGAACATCAGACCAATTAGATTCGGATGGTAATGCTTATAGCGCAAGTAACATAGGCACACAAATGCTAACGGTTAACCCTGAAGGAGAATTTGTACCTTTTGAGGATTTAACAAACGACGTAGTTGTTGGTTGGACAAAATCCGTTATGGGTGAAGAGCAAGTAACTTCAATAGAAACTTCTATCCAATCACAAATAGATTCCCAGGTTACTCCTACATCGATTACAAGAACAATAGGGGCTTAAAACACCCATATAAAAACTTGTTTACCCCATAGAAATTTTGTATATTCAGGTATAATAACAATTAAAACAATAAAGGTTATGAATTTACAAACGGGTAGTAAAGTAGTTAAACATGGTCCTAAATCACGTATTGAAACTAGGGGAAGAAAAAAAATAATATCTTCAAATCCCATATTTGACCCTTCAACTATTAAATTAATAAGAGGTAATCAATTAGAATTTAAAAAAGAATTATTTCGTCCTTTAAAAACTAATAGTGAATTAGATATTATTTTATCTACTGGTGGGGGTTTAATGCCTGGTACCAATATGATATTTGCTGGTGGTCCCGGTTCCGGTAAATCTACCATAGTGTTAGATATGATGTCCTCCTTAACAATGCAGGGTTACAAATGTTTGTTTGTAAGTGGTGAAATGGATGAAATCGCTTACTACAAATATTGTAAACGTTTACCTAAATTTGATTGTGTTCAAACTTTATTTTTAAAAAACCATTCCCATGAAGTTAAAGATGTTTTAGAATACATTTTTAATCAAGGTTACGATGTTATAGCAATCGATTCTTTAGCCGAAGTATTAGATATGTATCGTGATTCTCAAAAGTCAACAATGGGGGCAGCTGAAATATGGTTATTAAGTTTACAGGATAAGAATAAAAAAGGTCAAAATAAAGGAGAGTATTATACTTCTTTTGTAAATATTCAACAAGAAACTAAAGCGGGGGATTTTGCTGGTTCTAATAGATTAAAGCATATGACGGATGCTATGTGTCATGTAGAACGTTCAAAAGACGGTTTAGAAAGAAGTATGCATTTCTCTAAAAATAGAGATTGTGATAAAGATTTTAGATTAAACTTTTCAATATATAAAGATTCAGTACATTATTCTTATCCTTTAATAAACGATGGCGAATAGATTTGGTTACTTTAAAAATTATTCGTATATTTAATCACTTAATATAAAATATAAAATATGGGAAATTGTTCAGGAGGTAGTAGTGGTAAAACTTTAAAAGGTAGCTATAATAAAAAACAAAATTTACAAAAACCAACAGGTTATATTGTAGATAAAAAAGGTAATGTTAAACCTACATATTCTAAAAACTAAAAAAATATAAAAATGACTAAAAAACAATTTATTACACTAAATAATAATATTGATAAGTTAATAGCATTTACCCCATCATTGGATAAACATTATCGTACAAATCAAATGGTAAGTTCAAAACCTTTTCAAATTGAAACTTTAGATGTAATTGAAAACTTACAAGATAAAGGTTGGAAAATTAAAGGTTCATACCAAAATCTAAACCCAAAAACAAAACAAATTAAAGATCATACTATAAAAATGGAACATCCTGATTTTAGCATGTTAAATTCTAAGGGTAAAACTGAAGCTATTGCTAATTTAACAATAGGTAATTCATGTGATGGTTCATCTCCCCTAGATTTAAATTTAGGTGTATTTAGGCTTGTTTGTTCAAATGGTATGATACGCAGAGATACACTTCAAGCACAAAACATAAATCATAATGAATCTAATTATTATAATTTAAACAAAATATTAAGTGATTTAAACATCCAAACCAGTGAAGTTATAAAAGAATTTTCATTTTTAAAAAAGAAAGATTTAACACCTGAAGAAATATTTAATTTTGCTTTAAAATCAGCTAAAAAAAGATTTGGTAATAAAAAAGTTATAGAATCCTCTCAATTGTTAAAAGCTGTAAGATCTGAAGATGAAGGTAACAATTTATGGAATGTGTTTAATCGTATACAAGAAAACTTAACACAACCCTTTAGATTATTAGATTTAAAAGGCAACAAACTATTAGGTATAAATTCTATATCTCAAGATATCAAGATTAACTCTGAACTTTCAGAATTAGCTTATAGTTATGTTTAAAATGTTTTTACCTATTTAACTATATATTTATAATAAAATACATATTATGGTAAGTTTAATGGAACTTTTAAAAGAAATACAAGGTAGCCCAAAAACTATCATATTAGCTGGCGCCCCGGGTGCTGGTAAAGGGTTTATTTTGAAAGGTTTAAATTTAGGTAATTTAACTACGTTTAATTTAGATAATACTTTTATAGATTTACTTAAACAATCAAATGTATCTTTAGATTTAAAATCTCATGATGCCGAATCTAGAAGTAAAGCAGCCCAAGCAATGGCACAGGCAACATCTAAACTCAAAAAAGAACAAATCCCTAATGCTATAGAAAATAAAGAATCTTTTATATTAGACGGGACAGCCTCTTCATTTAACCAAACCTCAGAACTAAAAAACAAATTAGAAGAAGCAGGTTATGATGTATTTATGTTATATGTTTACACAGATTTAGAACGCTCACTTAAACAAAATCAAGATAGATTTGAAAAATCCGGGGGTGAAGATAGAAGTTTAGCCCCCGCTATAGTGTTGCGTACGTGGGTTAATGTAACAAAAAATTATGAATCTTATAAAAAGTTATTTGGTATTAATTTTGTATCTGTAGCAAATACTTTAGAGGATGAAAAATTAGGAGATGTAGAATCAATTATTAAAAAATATCTAACACCATTTGCTCCTGAAAATACTAAACCTAAAGATGCTAAATCACAAATTCGTTCAGATAAAGCTAAAGAAGAATTAAATCAAGAAACTACAAATTTACTTAAAGATGAATCTGTAGCTAATATTATCAACAGCTCTGTATCTAAAGAGGAGGCACAATCCAAAATAAAACAATTTTTATCTTAATGAATTTAGTTAATGAATTAATTAAAAATCTCTTACCTGAAGAAGAAAAACAAAAGAGTGTTGGGGTGTATGCTGGGGGGTTTAAACCACCCACTAAGGGCCATTTTCAAGTTCTACAAGAAGCTATAGACCAAAACCCAGAAATGGATGAAGTAATAGTATACATAGGTAAAGGTGAAAGAGATGGTATATCCCAAGAAATATCTTTAAAGATATGGGAAATATATGGGAAATATTTACCTTTTAAAGTAAAATACATAGAAGCCACTAAACCTCCAATCCAACTAGTTTACAACTATGCTAAAGAAAACCCAAATACTGAAGTTCTTTGGATTATAGGGGCAAGAGAAGAAAACGAAGATGATTTTAAAGATATAGCTTCACGTACCAGTGGTATGTCTAAATATCCAAATCTAGAACTTCGTACTATAATCACAACCGGAGGTATATCTGGAACATCCGCACGAAATGCCGCCAAAATTTCCCCAGAAAAATTAAATAATTTTTTACCTGATTTTTTAAACGATAAAGAAAAAACAGATATATTTGTCATGTTAAATAACATTGTAACTGAAGCTATAGTAGGCGGAAAAATCGAATGTGATAATTGTGATTGGAGTTGGGATATAAAAGATGGAGGAGACGATTTATTTATATGTCACAAATGTGGGCATGATAATACCCCATTTCTAAATGAAAATTCCACCCTTGAATTAAATATCTCTAAATTTAACTATCAAAAAACTCTAACCGAAAATTTATGGTACACTCTAAACGAAATCTCATTATCCAAAGATAATGCTGTAGAAATAAGTGGAGATTTAACAGGGGGTAGTTTTAAAGTAGGAAATATTACCTATACTTATAGTATTAAAAATATTCCTAACCCTTATAAAGATCTAGGATTATTTTATAATATCCAATTTACCCCTGAAGAAAACACTACATCTATTCCTCAAGGTGGTAAAGAAAATTACATAAAAATATTATCTACTATGTATAAGGTTATAGTAGATTTTATAGAAAAACAAAAACCGGAATACGTTGGGATAGCATCATTAGATAATGACGGGAGTAAAAACTACCATAAAATATATGCTAATTTAACAAATACAAAAACCAATAATATACCCGGATATTTTAGAAAGGATGTTAGTCTGGGATTTGATACCCCACAAGGCAAAGGGAGATTTATAGTTTTAAAACGTAAAAAAAATCTTAACGAAAATGCTTCATATTCTAAAGATATAGATGTTAAGGAAAAAATATTAGAATTAACTAAACATATGTTAACTAAGGGTATGAACATCAAACCTTTACCTAAAGTTAAATTCGTAAACGGTAACCGTGATAATGCACGTGAATTTCTAGGTAAAACCGCGTATTATAACCCGAACAACCAAACAATCACATTATACACCGAGGGCAGACATCCCAAGGATATTGTACGTTCATTTGCACATGAAATGGTCCACCATATACAAAATTTAGAGGGTAGATTGGGTGCAATCACTACAACTAATACACAAGAAGACGATAACCTAAACAATATTGAAGCTGAAGCCAATTTAAAAGGTACAATGACATTCAGGAATTGGACTGACAGTTTAAATGAAGAAATTTTATTTGAAGAAGAAGATCAATTAATGTCTGAAGTTGTTAATCCTGATGGTGAAAGATTTGAATATGTTGAATCTAATGTAAAAGGTTTTTTTACTTATAAAGATTCATACAACAATTTATATTTTGCTAGAATATTTTTTACTCCTTTAAGTAGTAATCCCTATTTTGAATTTAAAACAGGATGGTTTAAAGACAACAATTTATCAGATCCAACATATGATCCACATCTTCCTCCTAATACAACAGGGATGGATAATTTAAAACGTAGAAATACTATAGCTAAAATCTATAGGGATGAAATATTACCTTTTTTCACAAAAAATAAAGGTTTATCTAATAAATTATATATTAAACCCATATCCCATTCTCGACATATATTTTCTAAAAGATTAGTAAAAAATCATACATCTAAAAATTTTAATATAAAAGAGGATGGAGAAACCATTATAATATCATTACCTCAAAATGAAAATAATAATAAAGACCCCTTTGGTATAAATACATATGCTATGGAATTAGGAAGATTGAGAGAAGAGAAAAATGAATACCAAATATACTGCGACCTAGATGGTGTACTAGCTGATTTTGAACGTGGGTATGAAGAATTAACAGGTATAGATTTACAAGGTGAATTTAAACCCGAAGGGGAAGAATTTTGGGATCCAATTAAAAAAGCAGGTGTTGGGTTTTGGGCTGGTTTAAAATGGATGTCTGATGGAAAACAATTATGGGACTACATTAACCAATATAAACCTAAACTTCTATCAGCACCCTCTAGAGATCAATCCTCAAGAATAGGTAAAGCAGTATGGGTAAAACACAAAATCCCAGGTACTCAACTAATCTTAAAATACGCAACCCAGAAAAAGGAATTGGCAACACCTACCTCAATATTAATTGATGATAGGGCAAAAAATATAGAAGAGTGGGAAGAGGCAGGTGGCGTTGGAATTTTACACATCAACACCTTTGATACAATTAAACAGTTACAAAAATTAAAACTATAATGAGTAAAGAAAATGTTTTAAAAAAACAATTCCAAGAACGTGATGTTCAACGTTTACGTAATTTAATGACTGGTAAACAGGGAGAAAAATCCAACTCTAGTGTTGGGTTCTCTAAAGCTGAGGAATTTCATAAAGAAGGAGATATTTGGGAAGTTGATGGGAGAACTTGGACTATAAAAAATGGTATAAAACAAAACGTTACAAAATTAGATAAAGCAAAGAAGGCACACGTTATGCCCTTACTTTGTCCTAATTGTAAAAAAGTAATGAAAAACCGTAACGATAAACCCTTTTACAATTTACATAAAAAATGTTTCAATTGTGTTATAGACATGGAACATGAAATTAGAAAAGATGGTGGATGGGAAAAATACGAACGTAAAATCAAAAATAACGAAATTGATAATCGCATAGCGGAATTTAAAATATGGGTTCAAGAACAACTAAATACCTCTAATGATTCCTTTATATCTGAACAAGGAGATGTAGAAAAATGGGTTGGTAAACTAGATAAATCCAAAGTAGAAGAATACCAAACATCCGTAATAGAATACCTAGGATCGCTTAAATCCTAACTTTACATATTTATAACATATACCATAATAATGAAAGATAATTTTGACATATACGCTTGGAATCGAAATAACTTACTGGAAAATAACCTAGAGGATGCAGATTTAAAAGCAAAACAAAGAGTTGATACTTTATGTAACCAAATTACTAAAGAATTCCCTGATAAATTCGAGAGTTCTATAGAAAAATCCCAATTAAAATATATAATTGCTAGTGCATTTACGGATTTAGCTTTAAATGAAGATGGGGTAGCTAATAAAAAGTATGTAGTGCAATATTGGATATATAAAAATGATGACTATGACGATGAAGAAATAGAAGTTGAAGCTTCGTCTGAAGAGGAAGCTCTAAAAATAGCTAAGCTAAAAGCATATAAGGGTAAAAACTTTAAAATTGTAGGTGATTTAAATGAAACCTCTAAAAACCCCATTAAAGAGACCCTTAAATTTATAATGGAAAACCCTGAAGGGTATTCTAAATACTTCCCAGGTGGAAAAACTAAAGGCTTAGATAAAGATACTTTATCTACTATCTTAATGCAAATTATTAAGGACACTGAAGAAGAAGGGATGGGGCTAAACGAATCTACACTTTGTAAAAGAGGACAAGATTACATTAAATCTAGAAAATCTGCTGGTGAAAAATCCTCAGCGTATTTATCTGGACGTGCTGTAAAAGTATGTAAAGGGAATATTAAATTTAAAGGTAAAAAACAAACAGATTTTAAAGGATAATGCACAACCAATATAATAATATTTATAAACAAAATTAAAATGACTGAATTTAATTACATAGAATACCTAAGGAATAATCCCTTAACTAATTTAAAAAACCAATCTAAATCTACACTAACTGAAGGCATAGATGGGGATATAAAAGCAGCATTAACATCTGTAGGCTCAGACTCAGAAATTAATCAATACATGGTCTCTTTAAAAAACTCAAATGATGAATTTGAGGACGTAGAGGATTATGTTGAAGATTTTAAAAACTATATAGCGGATAAGGGTTTAGAAGAAACCTCATCTCCAACTAAGATGAAGGTATCTGAATTAAAGGCAAAAATTAAAGAAGATATTCTTTCAACTTTAAATGAAGAAGATACTACATTAGAAGATGAATTAATGTCTCAATTAAATGAAATAACGGGCGAAGTATTTTCTCGTATTGATGGTTTAACTAATGAAAGATTAAAAAGTCAATTTCTAAATAAATTTAGTGAAATTTATGAAGATATGGTTGATAATGGGGATGCATTTGATGTGGGTGATGTAATTGAATACTTATCATACCAAATGCAAGAATTTTCACAAGACATTAATATGGGTTCTGGAAACTTAGCTGAAGCTAAAGATGATGAAGAAGAGGATGTTGAAGTAGAAGTTGGGGATGAAGAAGAAGGAGAAGATGTAGGTGGAGGAGATGTAGATGCTATTGACCCAGAAGCTGGTTTAACTCAAGATGAACAAGACATACAAAATGCTCTTAAAGTTGCATTTGATAATGCTAATGCTATTGGGGATGAAAAATTAGCAGATCAAATTGGTAACACTATTACAATGTTCACTAGAACACACGTTGTAAATAGATAAAACATGCTTAACGAACGCAAACTTACTAAAAATGAACTTGAAAAGCGCGAAAGTGCTCTTCAAGGGCTAAAACAAAATAAGAAATCCTTAGTTAAAAAGTATGGTAAGGATGCGGAGAAAGTTATGTATGGTATAGCAACTAAACAAGCTAAGAAAAAAGTAGAAGACATGAACAAAGAAAATATTAAAGAATTAATTAAATCCACTTTATCAAAACCTAAAACCACTAATGAGCAATTATTAGACGATAAAGCTAAAATATACTTCATGCAGAAGGTTAGAAGTGGAGAAATAGACACATTACCCAAAGACCCTAAAGCCGCTTATGTAGCTCAAATGTCTAAAGGTGAAATTGGAGAAGATCTAAGTGCAAAAGAAGAAAACAAATCCCACACTAAACTAGACAATTTAGTTCATAAAACATTTGGTGCTAGTAGCGATGAAAAAGATATTAATGAAGCTAATAATTTACTTAAACAAGACGCGTTATCACCTGCAGAATACCAAAAAGCTAAAAAATTAAAAGACTTCGATTCTAAAAACTACAAATGGGATAAAGAACAAGAACTTCATTTAATAAGAAAAATGAATGAAGATCTAGATGTAGGACATCAAGACAATGAACCACGAATGCTAAAAAAAGATTTATACCGCATTGCAAAATACGCAGGTGAACTGTATAAAATGTTAGATAAATACGATCAAGGTGGTGAAGTAGACTTCCCACATTGGTGGCAAGGTAAAGTGATTAAGGCACGCGATTTAATGGTATCGGCTAAACATTATTTAGACGGTGAAGAAAAAGTAGATCAAATTGATGCTATGATATCTGAACCCGCAATCAACAGAGATATAAATGAATCTTCTCAAATTTATTATTTAGTTACAAATAAAGATACAGGTAAAACCGAAGTTAAATCAGGTTCAAAAACTACTAATAAAAGTATAACTGGAACTTATAGATTTAAATCTAGGGAAGAAGCTGAATCTAAAGCAAAAGAATTAAATCTTAAATCTACTAATGAAGGAATGTCTGAGGAAGAATGGGCTAAAGCAAAAGAGGAAGATAGATTAGAAAAACTTCCCATAGACCAACAGCTTAAAATTAAGAAAATGATTGCTATGTTAAAAAATGCCAATAATACATTTAAATAATGACAAAGTCAGAACTAAGAGATAAAATAAAAAATCTAGCTAAGCCCTTATATCAAGATAAATTAAAATCTGATGATAAGGCATTAGCATATGATGAACTTTCAAAGTTCCCTGAACTTAAATCAGTAATCGTAGATCTACTTTCAACAGATTTTGATAAATTTTTAGAATCCTTAGATTGGGTAGCACCACGTCCTACAACTTTTCGTGTAAATCTGTTGAATGGGCAAAATTTTCTACTTATATTCACTGACAGAACATGGATAGCGCAAATTGAGGGTAAAAAATATTATTTACTTAATTTAGATGAAGAAGAAAGAGCGGCACAATCCGTATCTCGAATTTTATCTTATGGCGCTTCATCAAAAGATGCTGGAGATTTAGGGGACGATACAGAATCAACCTCCAAAGAACCTGAAGCAAAACCCGAACTAGAAGAAATATAAATGGACGTATTTGATAAAATATTAAAAGAACATAGTTGGAAATTTCCAAAAGGTTACCCCGATATGGATGACCCTAAAGATACAGAAATGTTATTTTCTATAGTTGAAAGTTATATGTATAGGATAAAAGAAGAGGAAAAACCTCAATTTAATAAACAAGAACTCATTGATTTTATTCAAGGGGTTGAAGATGAAGACACCCTAAAAAAAATTTTTAAATTAGCTAAATCCGCAGGTTTTTCAAAAAACTTAGATGGGTATTTAAGTACAAAGAACTTAACGGAAAAAGATATAAATTACTTTATTACTTTACTTCAAAATATGGATAAATTAGGGGAGTTTGCTGCCCTAGCCATTAACCCACCTAAAATTGATTTAACAAGCAATAACTATTACACCCAAATCCCAGGTTTTACTCCTGAAGAATTAAAAAAATTGTTTTTTGATATGAAAGATTCTATTAAAGGTACTGTTTCTTTAGGACCTGGAGAGAGTTTCTTATCTATATTTTTTGGTAATGTCAAAAAAGCAAAATCTAAGGGGGATTTAGATATTGATGGTAAAGAAGTAGAATTAAAATCACGTACAGGTAATACTGGTGCTGTTGTATCTCCACGAATTTATAATAGAGGAGATTTTTCAACTTCAATTAAACCTTATCTTTTAAATTTTATTAAATCCCTAGATTTGGAACCTGAACAAGAAAAAGAAATATTATCTTTAAATGAACCTGGTGTGGCCGGTTCTTGGGCTAAAAAGATCGATGCCTTTTATAAAAAATATAATGAATTTGGGGGGGATAAAGTTTTATTTTCCAAAAATTTTAATGATACACTTAAAAAAATGTATCGTACTTTAGATTTAAACTCTAATGATTTTTTAACTGACAGCGAATTTAAATCCGGAGAATTTGTAATAGAATTAGCTAAACAATTAGCCCAAGCTTATTATGACATCGAAAAATTTGATGGTGTCTTATTTTCAGATTTAGATGGAAATTTTAAATATTATAATGGGGGAGATTTTGTGGGGAAAATAGGAAGTGAAATTAAAGTTTCTTTCCCCGCAGATTTAATACCACGTTTAAAAATATAAATTATGTGTAAATGCGGATGTAATACTTGTGGAACTAATAATGGACCACTATTAACAGAAAGTAAAGTAAAATCTTTACTATCGGAAGGACTTCAATATCATATAGATAAAAAAGTACCATTATTTGAAACAGTATATCGCATTGGTTCAGATAAACACTTATCTTTAATTAGAGAAGCTAGAAAAATGTATTCACGTAATGTAATTAATTTATGTGAAGAAGACGAGGCATTAATTAAAACACATTTAGGTGAATTTGGTTTATATGAAGGAGAATCGGTACCGTTAGATTTACCTATGTTAAATGAAGCTTACTATGAGGTAGTAGCAAATCTAGGAGATAAAAAAACTAAAGAAAATTTAGATTCATTTGAAGAAGTCCAAGATTTTATGGATAAAATGGTTAAACGAAATGCTATTTCTGTTGACGTTACTAAGTTTGGTAAAGATAAAAAACAAACTATTAAATATAGTTGGGCAGGAGATAAATGGGAAAAAACATCTAAACCCTATATTAATGAATCTATGGATTATGAAATTGGCCATTCCCTTTTATTCCGTTATGATGAAGCATCCCAATCAGAATTTGGTATGGATTATGATCAATTAGGATCAGGTGAAAAAGAATGGGTTCGTGATGAAATAGACAATATGTCTATGAATGAGGATAAAATTGATAGAGAAAAGATAGAAGGTATATTATGGAATTTAAAAAATTCTAATAAATTATCCAATCCATCAGATCCTAAGAAAAAAGAGGCATTGATAAAAAAACTAGAAAAACAATTATCTAGATTAAATGAATCAGATTCTAACTACCCAGATTTTGATTTAAATAAAAACATAAGATACCAAGATACATCTATTTCAAGCGGGATGTGGAGATACACAGGTAAAGAACAAGGTGGAAAAGGTGTTTATAGAAATTTAAATAATGGTCAAATATTAGGATTTGATAGAAGTGATTTTGACATATTTAGAAACAATCTTAGTAGTCATTTTGACTTTTTAGAATCATTAAATGAAAAAGAAGGTGTTCCACATTATACTAAAGATGGTAAAGAATGGAAAGGTAAACTACACAAAATGCCTGATGGTTCACTAATGTCAGGTAACCCTCACGATAAAAATGGAAGTGGTCCTAATGGTAAAAGTGAAAAACTATACCATAAAGAAGACTTAAAAGAAGATAGAAAATATAATCAAGAAGAATTACTTAGATTAGATTTAATTGCACGTCGTAAATTTGATTGCGATTACAAAAACTGCACTGACGAACAAAAAGCTGAAGTCTTAAAAGATAAAATTAAAGTTGGTGTTAAGGAAGCTTTACAAGAAGCTAAACAAGACATATACGATAAATTTTTAGATAACCCATCTTCACCAAAGGGTAGAGCAAAATCATTGATATTAAAATTTACAAAAGAATATGGAGATGATGCTTCATCAATGGCTGTAGATAGATTCGCTAGTAAAAACAACCTAAAACCTGAAGAAAAGTACATATTAAAATATATTACTAAAAACGATATTAAAATATCTTCACAATCAGGAGGACCAGATTTTTCAGCAGTAAGCGAAGCAGAATTTAAAGGTAAAGAAGTAGCATTAAATAAACCAAAACGAGGTGGGCCTAAGGCATATTATGTTTACGTTAAAGACGGAGATAAAATTAAAAAAGTAACTTTTGGATCCGGTGGTTTAAGAGCTAAAATTAAAAACAAAGAGGCACGTAATGCTTTTGCAGCACGTCATAATTGTAAAGATAAAAAAGATAGAACTAAAGCCGGATACTGGTCGTGTAATACCCCTCGCTATGCTCAGGCTTTAGGATTAGGAGCAAACCAAAACACATTCTGGTAGTATGAAAAAAGAAAGCAAAACATATAAAATAGTAGGACCAGCCTCCTTAAACACCACAGATAAGTCACAAGCTGAAATATTGTCTGACATTCGTTCCATAGAGGGAGTAACAACTGTGGGGTTTACACCCCAAGATATCGAAGATAGAAATGCCTCATACAATAATTTAAATTATAAAGGAGAATTTAATATCAAAGTAGATAATTTCCCATTTGAAAGATTTGACAGAACAGAAGATTTAAAACGTCTAGTTAATATTATACGAAAAATCCCATCAGTAAATTTCTTTAGAGCTAGTTTAGATTCATTAACACAATAATGAACCCATACGAAAATAAAGGTAACATAAGAACTTTTTCTAAAGATATAAACCCTATGGAGTTGGTTTGGCATCAAGATAAAGAAGATAGACATATAGAAGTTCTCGATGGTAAAGGATGGTCAATACAGATGGACGATCAGTTACCTTTGGGTATTAGTAAGGGGGATCGTATATTTATAACAGAGGGTCAAGTACACAGAGTATTAAAAGGAACAACCGATTTAAAAATAAAAATAAATGGATAAATTTGATTTAAAAAAATATTTAGCTGAAGGTAAGTTAAATGAAGACTATAAAAATGATTATGCTAACAGTGAAGAAGATTACACTGATGAGATGATTATGGAAAAAATAAAAGATATAATCAAATACCACGAACTTGACCCTCAGGATGTAATGGAAGAAATAGGCCAAGAATTTGGAATTGCTTTCGAATTTGGAAGAATGTAAAAATAAATGGATAATTTTAATTTAAAAAAATATTTAGCTGAAGGTAAGATATTTGAGGAAGATTTTAAATATACTGAAGAAAACCCTTACATAGCTACGATGGTAGGAGGGGATACAGGTGTTAATCTTCCAATGAGAAAAATATTTAAGATGCTTAAAGATGCTAATTATAACCCTAGAATAACTAAGGGTAATAAATTAACTGGTATAAGCGATATAGAAATAGGCGTTGGCGATGATAACTTCTCAGCAGGTTTATTACTCATAACAAAAAATGGTCAGACGTTTGGTGATGACTTATGGGGTAAAGATATTAAATCTGAAACTGAAATTTTTCCTTTAATAGATGAATATTACAAATCTCAATTAGAGGCGGAAAAAGAAAGAGAAGAAAGTGGTTACTATGACTTAAAAGAAAGAATAAATATGAAAGAATTAAACGCATTTAGACAATACCTTACAGAAGGTACCATAAACGAATACGATAGCCAACTTGAACGTGGACAAGATTACGAAGTACACGAACCAGGAATGGACGAATGGCACGATCTTGAATATATTGGTTTCGATAGAAACGAAGACGAACATATCTTTATGGATACAGTAAACATTTCTCCGGGTAGTAATGAAATATACATAATAAAAATACCTAATGGGGAATTAATGAGTTCTGTAAGGGGACTTGATTCACAACCCCACAAATCAGAGGAATTTGATGCTAAATTTAAAGGAACAACTCCTGACGATATAGACTTTTAAAATAAAATAATATGAAAGAATTATACAGATTTAGACAATTCCTTACTGAAGGTAAAATAGTAAAAGAAGATGTATCTTCAAGATTTATAAATAAATATCTTTCTATGGTTACACCTGAGGATTTTAAAGATATTGAAGATATAGAATCATATAGTGATAGAGATAAAGCTATATTTATGTACTTAGAAATAGGCCCAGGTATTATGGTAGGCGATGAGTTAGCAAGGGATCTTAAAGACAAACCAGGTGAAGAAATAGTTGGGTATTTTAAAGATAAAAATTATAGTTATATGCCTTATAGTGCGATGGATAAAACATTTGGTTCTAAAACCCCCACTGGAATGGAATTTGAAAGAGGACAACCAGACAAAGTGCATTTAGATAGAACTCATAACATGAGAATTAATAAAATCCTAAGAAGCAAATACCCAGATGTTATTGATTTTATGAAAAATGATAGAACAGGAGGTAATGCAATAGAAGTTCATAATGCTATCCAAGATAGATATAGTGATGAAGCAAAAGACGGAAGAAGTAGAGAAGTAAGTTATGAAGAATATGCTTCAGATTTTGCTGATGTTATGGGGGATAGAATATAGTAAAAATAAAATAAAATAAAACATACAGACGGATTCATAGCCCGTTGAAATATTAAAATAAAATTAGCATCTGTGGCGCAATCATTTGGATTGCGTCATTTTTTTTCGTATATTAACACATAAATAAAGTATCAATATGAGCAAGAATATAGTAATGGTAGGAGCGGGAGTAGCAAATGTAAACGCCGCTACCAAACTAATTGACAACGGGTATAAAGGTAAAATTACTATCATTGATATGGGTAAAGACCCATATGCTAGACAATATAGTGAGGTAATGGAAGGATTTTTAGGAGCAGGTGGTTGGTCTGATGGAAAATTAACTTATCATACTTCAATTGGTGGTCAATTATCTAAGTATTGTGGTGAAGAAAAAGCAATGGAGTTAATGGATCAAGTTATAAATAACTTTAAACGTTTCCACCCTAAACCCGAAGAAGTACAATGTTCTAATCCCATCGCTGAACCCGATTTTATTAAACCATATTTTGGTTTACGTTTATTCCCCGTATGGCATGTAGGTACAGATTACCTTTCTTGTATAGGAAAGAACTGGTATACATATTTATTATCGAAGGGTGTTAATTTTATCTGGGAACATAAAGTAACGGATATTGATTTTGATACGAATGAAGTAAAATATGAGCCGTATAAAAAATAAAACATTTATATATTATTTAGAAAGAAATAAACTTCCTTTTTATATAGGAAAAACTGTAAATCCAAAAAACCGACAAGCTGACTGGTTGAGAGAATATGGTAGTAATATAACTTTTAAAATATTAGATGAAGTAAATACTAAAAATTGGAAATTTTGGGAATGTTATTGGATTGAACAATTTAAGGGGTGGAATTTTGAGTTAATAAATAAAAATAGAGGAGGTGGAGGTTTAGAAAAACATTCTGATGAAGTTATAGAGTTAATTAGAAAACAAAAAATAGGTAAAAAACAAAATAGAACCAAAGTTAGGAAAGATAAGGGAACTATAAGAATTAAAAAACTTGGAATAAAAATAGGTTCACCTAAGGGTTGGAAAATGAGTGAAAAAGTAAGAAAAACTAAAAATCAAAAACAAATTGGAAAACCTAAACATACTATAGAAACAAAAATTAAATTTGCTGATCCAACTATATATAAATTTTATAATATAGAAACTCAAGAGATATTTGAAGGGATAAGATATGATTTCCAAAATAGATATAATTTTAAATATAAAGGAATATATAATTTAATCAAAGGGAAAGCTAAAACATATAAAAAATGGAAAATAAAATAAAAAAACTAATAAAAGAAGAAGTTATAAAATTTTTAATAGAAAATATTGATTGGGGTAGATCTTATGAATTTCATGAAACTGGAAATTATGTAAAAATTTCTAAACCTTATGGAACTATAGAGTTTGGTTTAGAACAATTATCTGATGGTGAAGAAGCTTTATTCATAGATGATATTTCAATTTCCCCTCAATCTCAAGGAAAAGGATATGGAACTGATATACTGAAAAGTGCTATTAAATACTCTGAAGAAAATGATATACCTATTGCTCTTAGAGCATCCGTAGGTGGGCATTATGATACTAAAACAAATTTTACTCAAGAAGAACTAATAAAGTTTTATTCTAAATTTGGATTTAAAACAAAACCAGATTTATCTTCATTTGGGGGAGATGAAATTTTCATGGTTAGAGATATATAAAAACAAATAGATATGAAAGAAACAATAAAATATGATAAACTTATATTTGGTGTAGGTAAATCAGGTATTGACTTTGGTAAACACTTAGCTGAAAAATACGATTTACCAACTGAACCAAAACCAGTACAAATAGGTGTTCGATTTGAAGCACCACAAAAACACTTTCAAAAATTGATTGATGTATCCTATGATTTCAAATTATATAGAAAATATGAAGACAAAGGAGTATCATTACGTTCTTTCTGTACAAACAACAATGCCGCCTATGTTGCCGTTGAAGAAACGTATGGAGATCATTCATATAATGGACATGCTAAAAAGGACGAATCATTTAGAAATAATATGACCAATTTTGGTATCTTAATGGAAGTTCAAGGTATAGATAAACCATTTGAATGGGCTAGAGACGTAGTTAAAAACTTACAAATAGAGGGCACTGGGTTATATTATAGTCCAACCCGTAAACCCTCAACTACATCAGAAGGTGAAAATGTATCCGCTATACAAGTAAATACCTTACACAAAATTGCAAAATCAATGCAACCTTACTTTATGTATGTGTATGACTTTATTGAGGATATGAAAAAAGTATTCCCGACATTAAGAGATGATTGGGGTATTTATGTACCGGAAGTAAAATACCTTTCAGCCGAACCCTTAGTAGATTATAGTAATCTAACCCTAACCAAATACCCTAATGTACACTTTGTGGGTGATGCCTTAAGTGCTAGGGGGATTAGTGTTTCTGGAGGGCAGGGTATATATGTGGCTGAAAACCTTTTGGAAAATTAAAATAACTTACGTATATTAAACATATGAAAAAACAAAGCACACCTTGGCCTCAAAGCAAAAAATTATTAAAGTTAGATGGTACTATAGCATATTCATGGGATGGTAAACTACATAATTGGGATGGTCCCTCTTTAATACCCGAAGGAAATAAAAAAAATGGTGAATATTATTTATACGGTATTCAATATTCTAAAGAAGAATGGAATGAACTCCGATCTCAACGTGATGGGTTACCATTTTACAAAAACCAATCAATGAAAAACGATTTATCTGATTATAGAAACTAATAGAATATCAAGGTGAACAACATTATAAAAAATTACCATTTTTTGAAAAACGAGCAGGGGGTTTGAAGGGCAGACAATATAGAGATTTAATCAAAAAAACATTTGCCTTATCTCATAGTATATCATATATTGAGATACCATATACCTAATTTAATAATATAAATGAAATTTTAAAAGAAAAATTATGAGAATAGGAATGTGCGGAACAGTTTCAGTAGGTAAAACTACACTAGTAAATGCTTTAAAAGAATTAGATCAGTTTAAAGATTATAAATTTGCAACTGAACGTAGTCAACATTTAATGTCCCTAGGTATCCCCTTAAATACCGATTCTACATTAAAGGGGCAAACAGTATTTTTAGCAGAGAGGTGTGGTGAATTAATACACGATAATATTATTACCGATAGGACTATCATTGATGTAATGGCTTTTACATTAAATTCTAAATCTATAGATGATCACGCGAAAAATTCATTTGAAATGTATGCTAGTGGTTTTATTGGAGAGTATGATTATATTTTCTATATATCCCCAGATGGATTAGATATAGAAGATAATGGTGTTAGAGAAACTAATGCCGAGTACAGGAATAAAATAGATAATACTATTCGTAGTATAGTTAATTACAATAAAAAAGGATTACATTCGAATACCCATTTCCACCAAATACAGGGTTCTACAGAAGAACGTATATCTCAAATTTTACATTTTATTCAATCTTAATATATTTATAACAAAACCAATTTAATATTATTAAAATGAGAAAATCTGAATTAAAAGATTATATTAAAAATGAAATCTTAAATGAGTTATCCCTAGATGAAGCTACGATTGAAACATCACCTGAAGATTTAGCTAAAGTAAAACAAACAGCAGATAAAGATGATGTTATTAAAGTAACAGAAGAAAACATGGGCTTAGCATATTTGGAAGAAATAGGATATGAAGCTGGGGAAGATGCTTGGGATATGACCCAAACATCCATTGAATTCAAAAACAAACCAGACATCCAATCATATACAAAAGGTTTTATGCAGGGTTTCATTGATGCCTCTAAATCTTCTTTAAATGAAGATAAAGATGAACAGGATTTTGAATCCGAGGATGAAAAAGAAAACTACTATCTAGATCTAGACTCAGTAGATGAGTCAAATTTAAACGAAATGGCTAAAATTTCCGGAGACCTAAAATCCGCTATCGAAAAAGTAATGTCCGATAACCCCGATTTAGAAACCCTACCCCTTAAAAAAGCAATTAAAGCAGACAGCGCCGTAAAATCCGCTTTAGGTGATGATTTACTCCATGATAATCAATTAGGTAAATTCATTTCAGCATCTAAAGGTGAGAGAGAAGTTGGACAACGAGGAAGAAAAACAGACCCAAATACTGTTGTAAGACCAAAGTCACCAACCGGTAAAGTAGGAAGACCCGGTTTAAGTAATGCCGAGAAAATCAAACAACAAAAAAATAAAGAAACCACTAAAACTTTTAGTATCGGTAAAGATAAAAAATACTATGCTTCTAAAAAAGTAAGTGGAGTTGATTCTGAAGGACCTACAGATTCTGAGCTACGTCAACTAGCAAAATCTGGTAAAAAAATTGAAAAATCTAAAGGTGCACAATTACAAATCCAAGAGAAATCTAAATTAGTTAAAGCATTCTTAAAAGATATGAGAGACCAGGGTATAGTAGATACAGCGAATCGTATTGTAGATAAAGAAAAATATGATAGTTCTTGGGAAAAAACCAAACCAGAAATAGAAGCGGCTGTTAAAAATATTAAATAATGTCTATAAAAGAAAGACTGATATATTTAATTATATTACTTCTAGGAGGTGTTTATATTTATTTTCTTATTTTTTCTAAAAGTGAGGATTACATAAATGTTTATAATTCTAAAATAGAAGAATTAAACCAAAAAATAGATTCAATTAATACTTTAAATAATCAATTAACCTTTAAAATAGACAATTTAAATGTTCAAATATCACAATTAGATCAACAATTAGATTTAAAGGATAATAAGATAAATAATTTAAAACATGAAATTAACACTAAAGTTGATGCTGTGGATTCTTTTAGTTATGGTGAGCTTGAAAAGTTTTTCACAAACC